CGTCTTTGTCCCAGGTGTAAGAGATCTCATCGACGCGCTCTACGAAGACGGTGTCCGGTGTCGGGTAGCCGAGGACCGACGTACCGACCCTGCTGCCCAGCCAGAAATGCCCGTAGCCCGCTTCTCCGATGTAGTAGGGTGCCGCATCTGACACCTTTATCTTGTGAGACGTTCGCTGGCGGGTAGCCCACATCTTGGCGCGTACAGCGAGTAGCGCCGATATTGTGAACGCCCGGTCAGACCCGTCAGCCCACCCCTCGTAGAGGTGGAAGTCGCCCAGGCCGGTGATGAGGTTCTCAAGACCGGCGATCGGCAGCGACAGGCCGGCGGCACGCAGCGTCGGGATCTCCATGAACGCGAGGAAGACGTCTTCGTAGAAGATCTTCGCGATAGCGTCCATCAACCCGCCCAGAGGTGGGAGGTCGATCGCGGTGCCGAAAGCACCGCCAGCGGCGAGCGCGGAGTTAATCAGCGAGGTGACGAAGTCGCCGCCCATGTTGATCGCAGCCGAGATCGCCTCGTTCACACCGGGCATCGACTTACCGCCCGTGACAAACGAGGTGTCTGTTGCTTCGAAGTACTGGAACTCCGAGGAGACGATGCCCGTGAACGGGCCTTCCTCGTAGATGACGTGCGGGTAGTGCGGATTGGTCCCGAGGAACCACGGGATGAAGTACTCGCCGGGAGACGTCGGGTCTCCGGTGAAGACGTCGACACCCTCGGTCACACCGTCCGAGGCGATGTTGACCACGGCCCGAACGAGCCCGGTCAACCACGAACCGCCGAACGCGGTCCCCTCACCCCAGCCTGAGTTGTCGATGATGTCCCAGACGAGGCACCCGTTACGCAGCGGGATCATCCCGAAGAGATCCTCGACAAAGTCGATGTCGAGTTCACCCTTCAGGTCGGTGAACGGGTGCGGGTCTCTGCCGTGCAGGTAGCGCCGGCAGGTCAGCGTGAGCTGGCCGTCTTGCAGCGTCTTCTTCGCTACGTCGTGGAACGTCTTGAACCGGGAGAAGATGATCGTCAGCGGCGAGTTGTCGAGGATCAGCGGGAACGGTTTGACGATGTTGCGCCAGAACCCCGGCCAGAACGACAGCGGCATCCACTCGGTGGGATCTAGCGGGTTATCCGGCAGCGTCCACAGCGACGTCTCCAACCTCAAGAGGTTGACGAACAACGTCATCAGCAGGCACCACTTAGCCGGCCCGAAGATTATCCACAGCTTGGGGAATTGCAGCTCAGGACGTAGGAACGGGTTTGCCCAGCAGAGGATATGCTTGGCCTGCTCCATGTCGTGGATGAAAATGATCTCCAGGTAGGCGTCCCCGCCCTTTTCCCTGACGACTTTGTAGTTCTCCATCCGCCCCGACCAGCGGGCACCCTGCTTCTCGATGGTGATGTGGACGTTGCGCTTAGCGCGTCCTTTGTGGTTCATCACCCACTGCGCGAGGTAGTTGCTCAGCGACAGCTTCAGCGAAGCGGGAGCGGCGTCGTTCTCTACGAACTTGAAGTCCAGCTCGCGCCACTCACCGACCTCGCCACGCAGGTTGTAGTCGCCGTCCCACAGCTCGACCAGCGGCGGCTTGAGCCGCTGAAGCTCGCGCTCCCGGTGACGGGCTTGGATGGTGCCCCACAGGGCTTCGTTCTGCTCCAGCGTCGTTAGGCTCATCTATCTCCCTTCGCGAACCCGAACGGGCGCTGAATCCAGGTGTCGTAGTCTTTGCCGTCGTCCTCTGCGATGAGGGGGTCGTGGTCCCGGTCGAAGTTGTGCGAGGACCCGCCCACGAAGGCGGGTCCGTCGTCCTCTTCTTCGGCCTCCTCCTCGGACTCTTCGAGGAACCCCTCGAAGTCGATGCTCAGCAGCGGATACTTGCCGAACAGCCGCAGGACTTTTCTCATTGCTATTCCAAACCCCAGGGCCGGGACCAAGGGCGAGGGATGCGAAGCGTCCCCACCTGGCCCGGTTCACAGCCGGATACGGTGATCTCGAAGGTCTTCGACTCCGTCCACGGCGGGACGGGGTGCCGGAAGCGGACACCGTTCATGCGCGCCCAGACCTGAGAACCTGACGCCGAAGAGACCTGCTCCACGCGGGGGTCGGTGTCTACGACGACGTTCTCGCCAGGAGCGGTAACCCCTTCGGTCGTCACAGCAACCCGCCCACCGGGCGAACCGCCTGTCAGGCTGGCTGTGTTGATCTCCATCCCAGGCGGGGTGATGCCCTGACCCGACCACCCTCCGGTGTGAAGGAACGTGACGATATAAGGGCGAGACCCGTCGACCGTCGTGGCGACGGTGACAGCGGGGGTAGATCCGCCTGTCAAACCAGCGGCGCTGCCTGTCATCTGCGCTAGGTTCACGCCCGAGTAAGCACCCCGGAACTCGACGTCGAACACACGACTACCAGCGACCTCGGTGGTGACCTCGACAGCCAACCCTGAGCCGCCTGTCAAGCCCGAAGCGTCCCCGGTGATCTGCGAGACGTCCACGCCGGCAAGACGGTTCTCCTCGCCGCTGCCGCCGAGGAGACTGCCGAACAGTCCTTCGAGCAGACCGGCGATGCCTTTGATGAGATCCCCGATGATGGGGATGCTTCCCACGATCGGGATAGACGAGAGCAGCGATTGCCCGCCGAACGCGACATGATAGGGGCTGTGCTCCCACTCGTCGTCGGAACCGACCGAGATGTCGCCGGGGTTGATGTTGGACAACGCCGTCAGCGCCGTCTGTACCTCAGAAGCGGTAGCGTCGTACGCGATAGGCGCAGTCGTCTGCCCGTCGAACGTCAGCGTGAACGTGCCGCCTGTCGGCTCGCCTACCAGCTTGATCTTCTGAGAGTCGACGCTGAACGTCGACTTCACCGAGACGTCGCTCTGACCGATGCTCGGCAACCCCTGAAGGGCCGTCAGCATCTCTCTGTCAGACGGGTTGAACGGGATCGGGGCAGTCGTCTCACCGTTCACCGTCAGGGTGAACGTGCCACCCGTAGCGCCGCCTGTGATCTGGACAGACTGGTGCTCGTTCTCTGCGCCGGCCTGAGCGACGTTGATGTCCGGTGCGGCGATGTTCGACAGCGCGATAAGCGCCGCCTTCACCGTCGCGGGGGAAGCATTGTAAGCGATCGGGGTTGTCGTCTGACCGTCGAAGGTCAGAGCGAACGTCCCACCCGTGGGGCGTCCGTCGATGTAAACCTTCTGGACACCCTCAGTCCGTAGACCGCCGATCAGCCCAGGCATACGGATGCGCCGGTTCTGGTTCCCGTCCTCCTCCCACGAGTAGTCGGGGATCGTCCAGACTGTCGCAGGAGAGTTAGGTGCCCCGAGCCACGGGATACCGGGGATGTACGGATCTGCCGGGGGCTCAGACGATCCAGGGACCGTCCACTTCAGGAACACCGCTTGGTCGGTGGGGTTCAACCCACCTCGACCATCGGACGGGTCGACCGTGAGCGTGATCGTCTCGGTCGGCAGCTCCGCCTGCGGCCAAGGCCAGGGGAGCGGGTTCGGATCGAACGTCGTATCGGTCTGGGTCTCAAACGGGTAGACGACGTCGTCTTCGTACCAGAACGGGTCACCCGCAACGCACGTCATTATCGCTTCGTTGTAGGTGCCCAGCTTGGGGTCGGTGAACAGCGAGACCTCGGGGGACTCGAACAACCGGATCTTCAGGTACCGCCGACCGGAGTCGACGGTGGTGATGTAGAGCTTGCAGTCGCGGTCGAACGCCCACGCTTTGCGCCACTCCGAGTCACGCGACAACCAGGCTTTCGGCCCGACCTTCGCGTCGTTGAGGATCGCGACGGCGAACGTGATGTCGCGGCGCAGGACGCGGTGGTTCAGGTAGCGAGCGCCGGGGTAGTTGCCCGGTTCCTCCATCACCACCTTGACGGGCGGTTCGAAGAGACCCTTCACATCTGTCGCCAGATGGATGCCTCGGTCGCCTTCTTGGGGACCGGCTAAGGTGAACCACTCGCCGTTCACTCCTTCGAGTTCAACGACGGTCGTCGCCTCCATGCGGCCTCCTAAAAATGATGTGGGTACGACAAAGCCCCCCGGTGGTGACCGGGGGGCCGTCGAGAGCGTGGTTAACGCTGTCTGTAGCGGAGTGCTTCTTTGTTGGTGAGGTTCTGCTTAGCGGCCAGAGCCTCGTCAACGGAGTTGACGTGGATCTCTGTCTTGCCCCCACCCTTCTTGCCGCCGCCGAACGGTTCGCTCAGCGTGTCGGCCAGCAGGCCGGTAGCCCAGTCCAAGCCCATCCCCGCAACAGTCGGTAGAGCTCCGCTACCGGACATACCGAGGTCGGACATGAACTGACCGGACACCGAGTTGAAGAACCCCTTAGCGAGGTCGATCATCCCCGCGATCTGATCGGTGATGATGTTGTTCGCCTCGGTGACCGAGTCGGTCGAATCCGAATACTTACTCCCGAACCCGAGCTGCTCCTTCTGGAGACTGAGCTGGTCCTTGAGCGCACCGATCTGATCCATCTGGTTCTGGACCGCTGCGCGACCTTCTTTGTCCTCTTTCGGCAGCGCGTTCTTTGCGACCTTCAGTTCCTTGCGCTGCAACTCCAGCTCGTCAAGCTGCTGCTTGATCGCGTCGTTGAGGACGCTGCCGTTGACGCCTTCGAGACCGCCGTTGACAGCTTCGGAGAGCTTCTCGGCTAGAGCGGTTGCTCTCTCGATAACGCCGGGGAACCCGCCTTCGAGTCCGTCTTGCAGACCCTCCACAACACTTGCGCCGACCGCGTCGAATACCTTCGACGGGGAGTTGATGCCGAGTTCGACGTGCGCCGCAGAGGTGACCGCAGCCGCCAAAGCCTGAGCAGCACCTACCGCCGCAGGAATGGACGAGGAGATGCCCGCCGCCATACCTGCACCGACTGCTGCACCAGCAGCTTGTGCGCCTGACGCCGCCGACTGCAAAGCAGCGACGATCTGTTGGCCCATCGCTGTCACGGTCGCCACCGCTTGGGCGGCTCCAGCAGCGATCGTAGAAACGACGTTCGCCATACCCGCCGCTGCTGCGGCGGCTACCGCGTTGAACGTCTGCGCTGCAACACCGGGGATCTGAGACAGACTTCCGGTGAACGCGGCTACGATCTGCCCGCCCGCACCGGCTACCGCGCCGACGACATTTGCCATCGAGCCGGTGACGGCTGCACCGATACCCGCGAACGATTGCTGTATCTGCGCGGGGATCTGTTGAAGAGGGGCCGTCGCGGCAGCGATTTGGCCTTCGATCTGGGGAGCGAGGGTCTGGATTTGAGGGGCGATCTGGGGACCTGCAGCCGCAATACCCTCCCCGACCTTCAGCCCGATCTGATTACCTGCCTGTGTGCCCGTTTCTGCCGCAGCTTGCGGAAGACCAATACCGACCGTGTTCTTGAACCAGTCGATGATGGCTGTACCAGGGCTCGCCGCGATCTTGTTGAAATCGAAGAGGGTCTCCCACATCCCTTTGGCAGCGTCCGCACGTTTCTCAGGGTCGAACAGCTCGCCGAAGCGGTCTCCGATCCAACCGATAGCTACACCGGCCTCACGCTTGTTCTCCTCCCAGAACCCTCCGAGGTCGAAGTCGGTGAGACGACCGTCATCTTTTGAGTTAGAGAAGATGTCACCGACGCTGCCCCCCTCCTCGCCGGCTGGGGACGCGAACGTAAGTTTCTTGAACTTCTCGTCTATGTCGTAGACTTTGTCGGAGAAATTAACGATCTTCTCCATCGCATTCGCTACCCGCTCTATAGCGGTAGCGAACTGCGCCGTCTTCTCGGGGTCCTTCATAAAATCTAGGCTCTTGCCGCTTATAGCGACGAGGCCATCACCGATGGTCTTCAGAGAGGCACCCAGACCGCCGAACATCTCGTCCAGCGGAGACTTGCCGGTGAACCAGGACTTGTTCGTGATCTTCTTGACCCACGACTCGAACGACGCCCCGGTGGTGTTGAACCAGTCGGTCAATCCGCCGAGGTTGCCGGTGAACCCCTGCACCAGGCCCAGCAGGCCCGAGGTGAATGCGTCGACACCCGGCTTGGCAGCAGTCAGCGCCCCACCAATGTCGGTGATGATGGTGTTGATCTTTTCGAGGTTCTCGGGACGGGTCACCGCGTTGGTGATGCCGTCGAACATGTCCGCGAGCCCCTGCGTGACCTTCGGCAGAGATGCCTCAAGCGTCGGGAAGATCCCAGCCAGCTTGTCGAACACAGGGGCGAACTGCCCCTCGACAGCCGACGACATCACTGCCTTCAACCCATCGAACGGGCCTTTCAGCCGCGCCGCAGCCTTCCCGAGACCCTCCATACCGAGGGTCAGCGCGCCTATCGGTACACCGACAAGCGCGATCGCACCGGGAAGCGCAAGCAGTGCCGTGGTGATGAGCCCTATAACCGGGGCAATCATCGGCAGTATCGCGGCAGCGCCTACGAGCCACCCAGTGGGGTTCGGGCCGGTCCCGAACTTGGGACCTTGAATCCCGGTCAGCTTGTCGGTTATCCGCGAGATCATCCCCAGCCCGCGTTGGTCAACGTCGACCTCGACCTCGACCTTCGGCTTGATCTTCGCCAGCCGCTGCTGAAGCCGGGTTTCGTCAAAGTCGACGTCCAGCTCGACGCGCCTGCCGCCGAGTGCGGCGACAGCTTTCTCCAGATCGGAGTCCGCGTTGAACTTGACGTCCTGAGCGGCAGCCTTCGCTGCCGCCTTCGCCTTCGCCCGCAGACCGTTGGCATCGAAGTCGGCACCTACAGGTACTTCGAGGTTGAGGCCAGCGGTCTCCTCTTCGAGCTTCTTCTTCAGCTCTCGGCGGAAGCCCTCGACGTTGGGGACGACCCGGACTGATACCCGCCCAACTTCTTGTCCTCCTGGGCCACCAGGCATCAGCCACCACCTTCCCTGCGCTTCTTCGCCTTGGACAGCAACGACTTCGCCATGAACCCGAACGATCCCGGCTTGTCCTGCTTTTTCTTCTTCTTGTCTTTGTCATCCGGCAGCGGCCACGGTGTGGGCACAGCCGTCTTAGACTTCTTCCTCGGGTCTTTGTTCGCGAGGATGAACAGGTAGACCAGAGTGCGGATCGCGTTCGACGTCGACGCCGCTATATACCTGTCCTCGCCCCAGCCGCGATACTGCTGACCGCCTCGTAGCTGGGCTACGAACGCCGAGTTGTAGTCGAGGTTGTTGATGTGCGCGAGAAGAAACCGGGGGGTCCACGGGGGGACGTCGAGAAACAGGTCCCGGAGGTCGATCCCGTAGTAGTGCTGTAGGTCTGGGACCAAGAACTCGCCGTACCTGTCGATCAGGCGGGCGAGTTCTGTGCTTCCCCCAGTTGGGTTTCCTTAGCCCACAGGTTCAGCACCTCGGTCATCAGCGACACCTTGATCTCCAGATCAGGGTCGTCCAAGTCCTTCAGCAGCTTCGCTGGCTTGTCTGCGACGGCGTTGAAGATCTTCGAGATCTCCTCGACCAGCAACTCAAGACCGGCGTCCTCGTCGTCGTCCTCGACATCGAGCCCTTTGATCTGCTCGATCGCGTCAACGACGGTCTGACGTTTCGGCTTCTCCAGCTTGAACAGGCTCTTGAGGAGTACCTCGGAGCCGTCGCTGAGCCCGAATCGAACGGGCTCATACTTCTTGCGGGCTGCTTCACGCAGCGAGTCGAGTGAGAATACGTTTGACACAGCGGGCCTTTCAGAGTGTGTGGCGGGTCTTAAGAAAGTGGCGGGCGGGAGGAGCTGCCCGAGGCCCGCCAAGGCAGACAGCTCCCCCCGGTCAGGGGATTAGGCAGCGCCGAACAGGTCTGCCGAGATCCAGTCGTAGAGCCGACGAGCGCCGAGGTTGAGGAAGTTCGCCTTCACCGGGAGCGAGGAGAACTCATCGACCGGCAGGTCGATCGAGTCGTCACGCTTGATGCTGGCCTTCGGGGAGTAGAACCCGATCCGAACCTCACCGTCGATGATGATGATGAGCAGCGCCTTCTCGACAGCGGCGAAGTCGCCCGAGACGCCGTAGACGCCGGGGGTGTTCGCGGAGTCCGCACCGAAGTACAGCTCCATCGTGTCCATGTCCCACTGCTGGAGGTTGATGGTGACCGAGTCAGCGACCGGATCACCCGTCTGGACCTCGCGCAGGCGCTTCTTCTGCCAAGTTCCCTTGACCTCGGTGTCGCCACCGTCGAAGCCGAACTCGGGCATGTCCTCGCGGCTGGTGTGGCCGAGGTTCTTCCAGTTCAGCGGGGCGGTCGTGGTGAAGGTCGTGTCGGGGGTTGTGCCTCCGACGTAGGTGCCTTCGGCGACGGTGATCGCTTGGCCCTGGAGGGCTCCGGTGAAGTGGATCGTCAGACCCTCGGCGTCGATAGCCGACACACCGGACACCTCGACGTTGCCTGCGCCGACGTCCTCGATCGCTTCGATCGCGGACTGAACCTGCGCCGCCGTAGCGTCACCGGCCAGTGGCGCGGTCGCATCTCCTGCGACGACGAGCGTGTATGTGTCAGGGGTACCCGAGACCTCGAAAACCGTCGACTGGGCTCCGAAGAGTTCAGGGTCGATAGCGTCGAGTTCTGCGGGGGTTGGGGCTGCTGTGCCCACCGGGGCGGTGAACACATAGCCGACTGCCGCTGTTACCACAGCGTTGTCGTTAAGTGCCATTAGGCGAATCTCCTTGCGGGGTTACTGGGATCGGGGAGGGCGAACCCCGAGCTGGATCAGTCCCTGGATTCGCCAGGAAGACTGAAAGGGGGAGCTGAACTGAGTCGCTCCCATCGTTTCTTTGATCGAGTGCAGGTAGCCTGCATCCGTTTGCGTTTGGTACCTGACCGCTTCGTAAAGCGCCTCTAGCGCGTCGTCGTACATGTCTTCCGTGGTGGGAAGGTCGACCGTCCCGTAGGCGGTCATCTCAACCACAGGCAGCCCGAGCTTGAGCGGGTGTCTGCCGTTACGGGTACCGCCGATGCGGCGGATGTTGACGAGCGGGAAAGTTCGGTAGTCGATGTCTTCGACCCACGAACCGACCTTCACGTCTTCTAGTTCGGGAACGGATCTCAGAATTGGTAGGACGATTCGCTGCACGCGATGCAACTTCGGCATCGAACCTCCTATCTGAGACCGGCTGCTCCGGTGATGATGTAAAGACCCGGAACGTACTTCGGGGTCTCGGTTTCGTACTTGCCCTTGACCCAGTGACCGAACTCGATCGACAGAGCGGCGGGGTCTTCGAGGTTGACGAACGAGTCGACGCCACCGGAGGTGACGTTGACGTCGGCAGCACCGGAGTACCTGTGCGCCGCCAGCCGAGCCTCTGCTCGGTGGCCGATCTCTTGTGCCTCGTCTTTCACCGCGTCCTTCACACCTCCGAGGTGTGAGATGACGTGGTTCATCGCGGTTTGCCCGATGAGTTGAACCGACATCAGTACCTCTTCACGGTGTAAGAGAGGTGACGGGTCCGAGGCGAACCGTTGTGGAAAGTCGGGTCACCGAAGATGACCCACCGCTCGCCGCGCCATTCGAGCTCGGACTGAGCACCGAGCACCAGCGGGAACGACCGGGGGAACCGGACGTCGTAAACCTTCTCGGACTCGAAGCCCTCGTTGTCCTGCTCGGCTCGGCGCGACGAAGTACCGGACTGGTTCTTCGCTTGGAACCGGGCGAGCGCATCGACGCCGGTCGTGGACGCCTCGGTGATGAGGTTTCCGTCCTCGTCAAAGCGAGTCACCTCGGGGTAGACGACGCACGGCTCGTAGTTGGCTCGACCGTCCAAGAGGCTCACAGCGGCTCCCAGAACATCGGAGCGTAGAAGAACAGCGGGTTCTCGGGATCGGTGATGTACCGCCCGCCTTCGAGCGGGGTCGGCACCTTCATGTTGATGAGGAACATCCCGCCGCCGAGCCCGAGCAGCGACCACTCTTTGTCGGTGATCTCCAACTCGCCCGAGGCCAGCCGGAAGTTGATCTGGTAGGTGTAATCGCCGTCCGTCTCGGAGGTGTAGCCGTTCGGGTTTCGGACCAGCCGAACCACGGCGCTCGCCTCGACGTACTTGACGATCTCCAGAAAGTCGTCGGACTCTTCGACCTGATCGTCTAGATCAGGAATCCGAGCCTTTATCAGAATCTCCGCGTCCGCTAGCAGTGTCGCCACCTGACTCGTCTCGTCCTCCGTCAGAGGACGCCCGAGCCGGTTTTGCACGTCGCTTGGTTCTGCGTGTGGCATCGTCGTGCTCCTTAAAGCCGGATAACTTCAGCCGGTCGACGTCTTCGTCTGCAACGCCGACGACCGTCCCCGTCAGAAGGTGGACAAGTTTCGCCATGAGTGCCTTTCAGGTAGACCCGAGCCGGGGAGACCGAAGCCTCCCCAGCCCGAGTTCAATGTCAAGTCAGGGTCACGGAGTGTCGACGTTGCTGAACTTGACGAAGCCGTCCTTGTCGCCCAGAACCCAGCCGAAGGTGACCTCGATCAGGATCGCGACTTGGTTGGTCTGCCACATCGAGACAGTCGCCGAACCATCGGTGATGGTCGCGGTGTCGGTGACCTTGACACGGATCTCGTCCGCGAAGCCCCAGCGGAGCTGCTTGAAGTCACCGCCGATGACGCGGATACCGGAGTCCGTAGCAGCACCGAGATCGCCGCCAACGGCGCGACCGAACACACCGGGCAAGCCCAGGACGTCGCCCTGAGAAGCGGCCAGGTTGATCCGGGCCGGGTCGATGTTGCCGTTGGAATCGCGCAGAGCGCCTTCCTTGACCAGCGTCGAACGGAACCGAGGGTCAATCGCCCAGCCCGAGAACTCGAAGTTCGAGTTCGCCGAGACCAAGTCGTAGCCGGCGAGGAGATCCTCGTAGACCGACGTGGTCGTGGTGTCGGGGAAGTTCACCTCGTTGGCGGTTTCGGTGATGACGTTGTCGGTGTCGATACCCGCCAGCGCGTTGCCGGTCAGCGGCGACTTGCCGTGGAACACGGCGAGGTCGATACCGCGACCGATCGCGTACGCCAGGTCGCCCTGCAACTGCGTGTAGAGACCGGACGGGTTGGTCTTAGCGAACTCCTCCGAGACAGTGACGATCGTCGCCAGCTTGATCGGGGAGAAGCTCTTGCTGCCCCACGCCGTGCCGCTCAGTGGCTTGAGGCCACCTTCTCGCTGCTCGTTGGTGGTGCCGGTACCGACCTGGCCGACCTCGGGACGCTTGGTGGTCGTCGGGATGACCGTCTCGCCGTACGTGACGGGGATGCGCTCACCCAGCCTCATCACCAGGCTCGACTCCTGAGCCTGATCGAAGATCGGGCCGACCAGCGTCCTCGGCAGGAGGTTGGAAGGGACATGGTGAAGACGCCCCTGATGGTTGTCAGCCGCCTTTGGGGCAAGCTCGTTAAGGGTTGCCACAGTGGGCTCCTATCGTGTGAGTTGGGAGTTCAAGAGAGCAGCGAACTCGCCAAACGGTTCTCTACTCGCTTCGCCGCCATGCCCCTGCGACCTGTCGGTAGCGGGGCTGGGAGCGTTGGAAAGACCGAACATCTCTTTGAGTTCGGCTGCGTGTGCCGAGAGCTCCTCTTCATTCGAGCCCTGAAGGGTCTTAGCGAAGCTGAAGACCTGGGGCTTGTCGGGGAAGAGGGTCTGGACCGCAGTGACCAACTTGTCAAAATCACCTTGACGCTCGGAGTAGGTGCTTTCGAGCCCCGTCTTTTCAGAAGACAGAGTCGAGACCTTCTCCGCGAGAGAATCCCGCTCCCGCTCAACCTCGCGCAGCTTCACGCGGTGGTTCGCGGCTTCCTGATTGGCCTTCGTGATCTGGTCACGAGCCCAGTCGGGGAGTTCATCGTTCTTCGGAGCGGGGGCAGCCGGCTTAGGGGCCGGTGCTGGCTCAGGCGTCGGGGTGGGGGTGACGTCGTCGGACATGGTGCCTCCTGGGCGTGGTTGAACCAGAGCCCACCTCGGGCTCTGAAAAGGTGAATTACGCCGCGAGTGCAGCGAACTCTGATGCGTCGATCTCGCCGTTCCCCAGCATCGAGCGGAGAACATTGATTACGTCTTCGTTGAGAGTGAAGGGCTTGCCCTTGTTCTCGCCGGATGGGTGAACCCTGTCCGGTTCTTGCTCCCTGCGGACCCGCGCCTTCTTGGTGGCGGCGATCCACAGGTCAAGCGCACGCTTAGCAGCGTCTTCGCCGAACCAGTCTTCTCGTTTGAAGACCGGGACGACCTTGCAGTCGCACCCGTCGTGCCACTCCTCGACGTGCTCCGAAATCTCATCGAAGTACGTCTGGAGGTCGGGGGCGTTTCGGTAGGCGGCGAGTGTTTCGGCCTCTGTCTTGTCGTTACTGAGACCGGCATTGTGTGCCCCGAGATAGGTTGGACCTCGGGAGACCAACATCAGGCACCACGCGCAGGTCTCCGCGCCGGTAGCAACCCTCGCCCAGCCCCGGATGATCCGGGGCGCAGGGTCGTTCTCTACCGCGTGGACGATCTGCTTGCGGCCCGCGTTCTCTACCTCGCGAACCGCTCGTAGCGCCATCGTTGCCAGCGCATCGGCGGGAGAGTCCACCTGGGACATCTTCACCCGCGCCGGCTCCATGTTCTCCACGAACCACTCGAACCTGTAGTCCTCCAAGAACCTGTCGTTGCGAGGAAGTTCGGGGTGGTACAGCTCGCGCTGCGAGTCGTAGAAGAACCGGGCCTCT